TGTAGATATACCTGTACTAGCTGTTAATGATACTGTTTGATCAGGAGCACTGTTAGTAATAGTAAAGTTAGGGTATGTACCTGATGTACTAATGCCAGTACTACCTGTTAATGATACTGTTTGATCAGGAGCTGTATTAGTGATGTTTAATGTGCCACTTGTTGTGATAGGGCTACCAGTAATACTAATACCTGTACCTGCCGTAGCTGCAACTGATGTTACAGTACCTGTATTGTTTGTGTATCCATTAGGATTAGTTGCATTATAAGGAGTATAACCTAAACCAGTAGTGACATCACCACTTGTTAATGATAATGCGCCACCTAAAGTTATATTACCAGTACTTGTAACAGTACCGCTTAAACTTAATCCGCTAACTGTTCCTGTGCCACTTACTGAAGTTACTCTAGAAACACTAAGGTTTCTTGTTGTACCTGTTGGAGTAATACTTACACTACCATCTGTAGATGTAATTGTCTGGATAGCAGAGTCAGCAGTAGTTCCCTGAGCAGCAGTAGCATATGCAGTACTGTTAGTTGTTGCAGCAGTACCTAAGCCACTAATATCAGTATTTGATAAAATTACAGCACCAGTTCTACCCGCTACAGAAGTTACTAAGTTTGTTTGATCAATCTTTTGCCAAACACTCCCATTAAAAATGAGCCAATCTCCGACAAGCCAATCCGTAATACCATTGAGGTTAGTAGACCCGCTAACAGAAACAACGTAATAATAACCGTTTGTTCCAACACTAGAAGCAAGAGCGGGATTATTTGTAGAAGCATTCCATGATCCTTGATAATTTAATGTGCCTGTGAGGGTTATCCATTGAGCATCATAGTTAGTGCTACTTACTTTAGAAAGTATCTGACCTGCAGTACCGCCTGTAGTTAACCCTACACCTGTGTCACCTTGAATACCTTGTATGCCTTGTATGCCTTGAATACCCTGTATACCCTGTGGAACACTAAAGTCAAACACAGCAGCAGAGGATGTCCCAGAATTTGTAACAGTAGCAGCACTACCTGCTGCACCAGTAGTAGTTGTACCTACGGCAATAGTAGCAGCTGTTCCTGTAGCACCTGTAGCTCCAGTTGCTCCTGTAGCGCCTGTGGCACCTGTAGCTCCTTGTATACCTTGCGGAACACTAAAGTCAAATACAGCGGCAGAGGATGTTCCTACGTTTGTAACAGTAGCAGCACTACCCGCAGCACCTGTAGTAGTTGTACCTACGGCAATAGTTGCCGCAGTACCTGTTGAACCAGTAGTTCCTTGAGGTATTGTAAAATTAAATACAGCGGCAGAAGATGTTCCTGAATTATTTACAGTAGCTGAACTGCCTGGACTACCTGTAGTAGTTGTACCTACAGCAATAGTGGCTGCAGTACCCGTAGCACCAGTTGCCCCTGTAGCGCCTGTAGCGCCTGTGGCTCCAGTAGCACCTTGAATACCTTGAATACCCTGAATACCTTGAGCGCCTTGTGGACCAGGTAAACCTACTGCACCTGTCTCTATTAACGTGTAATAAGGAGAAGGTGAAGAAAGGTAAGTGTTTGTAACATCTTCAAATGATACTTCAGTTATACTTGTATTTAATACCTGTATAGTAGTATTAGATGACATATTAATCTCCTGTTTCTACAATAATAACAGGAACAGGATCTAATATTTCAGCGGCATTACCATAATCATATTTAATATAAATATACAAAGTAGTAGGAGATAAGTCTTCAATATCAGCTGCACTTAACTGAATTGTAAATACACCTACAGAAGCCTGTGGTGTTACAGTAAGAGTTCTTAATGTATTAAAGGAATCATCACGCAAAGCTGCTGTAATAGTAATACCAGTTAAACTCTCAGGTGCTCCAGTAGTACTATTCTTTTTTGTACATGTCAAGGTAGTAGTTCCACCCTTTTTAGCAATAATCTTTGTTGACATAATGTTCCTTAATTGTTCTTATACATATGTGTATGTGCTACTACTTTGTTCCTTCCCCATGAGTAGCCAACAAGGTTGGACACAAGGGAACTTTGTCTTATTTGTATTGTTGCCCTCTAATGGATAAATATTCTCCACTAGCTTCTTTTAATTTATTATCTTGTTTAGGATTAACAAGCTTATTAGGCTTCTGAACTTTAATCAAAGCCTTTAACTGTTCTTTTTCTTTACCACGTAGGTTTAAATCAATAGCCATATTCTTTTACCATTTCACTTTGTTAGCCCAATATGCCGCTGACAGCGGTCCCTTAGCAATATTACTTGCATGTCTAGCTTTAAAGGATTCTCTACGCTTTTTATACGATTCAGACTCTCCTTCTTTTTTAGGAGACCCTTGAGTACCTTGTTCACCAAACCTAATAGTTTTAACAGTGTCACCACTCTTAGCAACTACTACGTGACTCTTAGTAGGATGGCTAGGTGTTCTCTTAGGTTGGTTAAACCCAGATACACCTGCTCTCTCTAATCTGGGATCTTTAGCCATTATTTCCCCTTTTTAGCGGTTTTAGCAGAGTCTTTAAAAGCTTTATTAGTGGGAGCCCCTTTAGTTCCAGGCTTCCTCATTTTCTCTTTAGACCCTTCAGCAATCCGTTTTTTCTTAGCATGTATGTTATCGTATAGTCCTGCCATATTATTCCTCTATAACCAAGTGGTTTCTAATTGTTGAAAGTTCCCCATCTTCTGTGTAAAAGGAACGTTAGTCGTTGTTAATCTATCTCCGTGTGTCCTGATTACTTCCAGAGCAATAGCAAGAGCGATAACGGTATCATCATTGTGACCAACAATAGCATTTGTCCTACCATTGTCATCAGCCACATAGTTCATTAACTCCCCAATAATAACTCTTGAAGGTATCCATATTTCTTCCTGTTCAATAGCACTCTTAAGAAACCCAATGATAGCTGGCTTAGAAGATGTTGTTGTTCTCCAACCCATCCGCATACCCTCATCTTTGGATACATTAGCCATCTTAGTCTGATAGTACATATTAACATAGCCCATTTGAACTAGCCTGTTTAATGTAGCAATACCCATACTATTAGACTCTACCGCCATTAAAGCGTTATTATAGTATCTACCTAAATAAAACAATAGATCCCCAAACTTACTGGGATCAATCATATTATTTCTATACACAGCACATACTTCTTTATCTGCATTTATAACCACAGAACAAGAATAATCTTTACCTACTCCTAAAGATACGTCTGCAGCAATAGCAAAAGATTGATCAAAAGTAGGATATTTAAATATCTCAATGGAACCCTGTCGGGCATCCTCCATCATCATACTTTCAAAGTTAAATTCTCTTTGAGCTAATATAGGTTGTGGTATTAATCTATTTAATTTTTCAATATTAAATACATTAGACCCTGAAACAATAAAGGCTTCTTCAGGTGTCGCAGGATACTCCTGCTTAAATTTGTCTACCCCACTCTCAGCTATCTTGAGTCTTCTCCAATATAGTTGATTATTATCTAAGTTAAACCTTGTAACTAATATCTCTTCTTCATCTGTCCTGTCAAACCCCTCAGGTGCATTCCTACGGTATTCAGACATAAGGAACCAAGGAACGAATATAGGTATATATTCATTTTTACCTGCTACAGCATCTGTCCATAACCTGTGAAATGAATTCCCTACTCCATTGGCTGTACTTTCAAGAATAACCTCGGTACCATCTGCCTGAGAAATCCCCTGAAATAAACCAGCTAAGATTTTTTCATCATGGAGCCAGAAGGATACTTCTGAAAGATGTGCGATAGTTGGTGTAATACCCCTACCCGCCTCAGGAGAACCTGCCGTATATAGTCTATAACCAGAATCATTATGTTCAAACATAATCTCTTTAGCGTTAGATCTTTTTAAAGTAGGTGAAAATTGCTCAGGCATATTAGAAATAATATTTCTGGACATAGTAAAGAGAGCATCAGATGTTGCAGCATCATGAGCCATAACAACTGACTTGTTGTAAGCATTGAAATAAGACTTCCAGAATACTCTACCAGTAGTATATGTAGAAAGACCCATCTGTCGGGCTTTTAAAATAATAGCCCTGACTTTTCCAGTTTCTTTTAGTTGACCCTCAATAGCGTTATTAACAATTGTTTGTGCATCATTAAAAACAAAGGGTTGGAATCCTAGTCGGGAGTCTTTAGGTAGAATCTTTATCTGCTCTTTCGCAAATAATTCAAAATTGTCTTGGTATTCTGCGAGTTTTTCTCTGCGCTTTAATTCCCTTAAAGCCTCTAGCTTGCGGGTGTTTGAAGTGGTTGTCATGGGTTTAGTTATAGTTTCTCTATTAGGGGACTACTCTTTATACTTTTTTTATATAGCCCCTTAGTCTTTGTGTGTGAAAAAGAATCATGTGTTTCTTTGTTCTCCCCTTCCTGTGTCGTGTGACCCCCCTGTCCCGTGGTGGTGGTCGTGCTGCGGTGGTCGGGTCGTTCTTGTCTCTCTTCCTCTGTCAACGGTGCTGTGGCGCTGGTGCTGTTGACTTCCTTTGTTAGCGCTGTCTTGGAGTTCATTATGCGTTCTATCCTCTTGTTCGTTTGTCTTCGCCGTGGTTTTGGTTTGTCCTTCTCAACTGGCTGCGGTCACTTGCTTAATGCTTGGGGTAGTGCTCAGTGGTACAGTGACATGTCTACTGTTGACCTGTTCCTGTTGGCTACTCGTAAGTCTTGAGGGCTTTCTTGGTTGACTCCGTGTTGGGGTCTTCCAAGAGCGTCTTGCTCTGTGTCAGTACATAACTCAAGGAGATTAACATGTACACAATCCTCAACGTTCTTACAGCTATCATTTGGTATAGCGCAGCAATGTGGTCTATTGATATGATCTATGTTGAAGGTAATGGTAGTATACTATCTATCATAGTCTTAGTAGCAGCAGCAGTATTAGCAGGTATGCAGACAGCAGACTTGTTACGTAACATTGAAGATAAACACAACCAAGGAGAACTGTAATGTATTACGTATACCATAGACTCACTAAGGTATTGATTGCTAAGACTACATCAGTCAGAGTGCTCAATGAATACAGTCCCATTTACTATGAAGTAGTAACATACTAATAGTAAGCTTTCTCAGCTAGAGAGACCAGGGCATCAGGGGTAAGTACCTGCCAACTTTCATTTAACTCAAGGAGAACGTTATGTCAGTAGCAGAAATCAAACCAGCATTCGCTATCAAAGGCGATACCACAACAAACGCTTACACAGCTACACCATCTATCTTGATGGCAGTCTTTGTAGATAAAGAAAACAAATACTGGTATGCAGTAGATGACCAACAGACTATCCGCAAGATGTCTATTACTCGTGATGTTGAACATGCTCGTAGAGAGTATAAGATTGCTCGTAACCTTGTAGGCAAGAAGGTATACTTCGGTGTTACACAAGGCTGGGATGGCAATGTATGGTTCAATGAGGTAGTTGAAGCAGTATAATCAGTAGGTACTCTACCTGAAGACATTCTACCAAGGATGTCTTTGGGGAGAATCCTCTCCAACAACCAAGGAACAACCATGAAATACATACTGTTAACACCAGTAACACCAGCAGACTTCTGCCTCGATACCTTCGAGGAAGTACAAGAGTCAGCACAAGAGTTCGGATGTAACATAATGCTATCAACAAAGATAACAGGAGGAACAATCGCATACTTCACAGCCAAGACAAAGGAAGCACTAGAAGGAATGTGCTCGCAAGTAGACCTAGATGGAACAGTATTAGGGTACTCAGAGACATATGACCAACTAGTAGTGATCTCTTAAGGACGTACCTATAAGACATCCACAGACTAAGGTATGGGGGTAGGCATACCTAGAAGAAAATAACCACAAGAAGGTACTACAAAGATATATCTCGTCTATACTCAGAGCAGTACTGGAAGGAAGTCATGCAGAGAACGTAGCGAGAGGAGGTTTTTTGTAGAAAATCTTTTTGTGTGGTCGTAAGTGAAACAAAGGAACTTGTATGAAAACATACGAAAAGCGAGTATTACATGACGGAATTTGGTGGTATCACGAAATAGATTTGTTTGTTGATAATAAACTTATCGGCACAATGACTCTATACAATGACTTTGATATTAGTATGCTTATAAAAGAATGGAGTGACCAATGAAACAACATATCCATCATGACGCCATCATAGCATGGGCTAAAGGCGCTGAGATAGAGTTCTTCTCTGACAATGGTAAATGGTTAAAAGCTGATACACCAATGTGGTGGGAAGATATGCAATACAGAGTAAAACCAATACCAGTCATCCGAGACGTAACACACAACCTCTACATTAACAGTGTAGAAGAACTAGCCTTAGCATTCGAAGAGAAAGGAGTAGGTCGAGTACATCCATCCTATAAACCAATAGGATCAATCAAACTAACATTCCAAGATGGTGAAATAGTTAACTATTCCCAACTATTCATTGACAACGTAACTTAAAGGAACAACAATATGAATCCCGAAATCAAACAACTGTGGTTAGATGCCTTACGTTCAGGTAAATACACTCAAGGTAAACAACTACTCAGACCAACTGAAAACAGCTATTGTTGTCTAGGTGTGTTATGCCAAATAGCAGAAGAAAGAGGTATATGTGAATATATTCCTTCAGACGAACATCAAGGGTTCACAATAAAATATCCAGATGTATTCCAAGATGGTTGGGGTGACGGAAATGTGTATGAAGACTCTGAACTGCCTTGGGTAGTAAAACAATGGGCAGGATTAGAAAGCGAAAGTCCATCTGTAACAATGAATGAAAGGAATATTAAAGGAAATATGAAAGGAATAATCGCAGAAGAAACAAAAATGCATCTAGCACAACTAAATGACAGTCATGGTTATACATTCAACGAAATAGCAGACATCATCGAGGAGCAATTATGATTAAAAGAGATAAAAACATGGGTACATTACTCACAAAGAACGTCACATACACACTTACTCTTGACCAAGAACAACTAAACATCCTTGAAGAACTTCTAGGTTGTGTAGGCGGTACAGGTAATGTAAGAAATGTAATTAATGAACTCCAATTTGAACTTGAAAAACATGTAACAAGAAACAGAGATTCATTTGAAACAAACTACTTCAAAGAAGATACATTCGTAGAGGTCAAATAATGCTTGAACTAACAATAATATACCTAGTATCAATCGCTATAGTTGCATTCATTCTAGTATTAGTATCAGACTATATGCTAAATGACTCCGATCAAGAACGTCTCAATGAAGAATACTCAAAGAAAGCCAAACAACACAATGAGCTTATGGTCAAAAAGGAGAGTCGTAATGGCTCATAATGCTGCTGAGATATACTTTGATCTTATCAAACGTATCAAAGATAAAGTCAAAGCAGACATATCCATTGTATATGATCCTGAAACTGGTA